CGAAACTTTTGATATACAATGGGATACTCACTTAGTTCAGCTAGAAGAGTGTCCTGTTATTAATATATTGAATGTATATGAAAGAGCTAGTCAGACAGAAGATTATGAAGAGCTGTTTCGAGATGGTACAAATAATAAATATGAGTGGTACTATGATAATATTACCGACTCTATTATTAGAACTGAAGAAAGCGGGTCATATAAATACTGGCCTCGCGGAGTTCAGTCTGTAAAAATTACTTATACAGCAGGTTACACTTCAATTCCAGAAGATTTGAGACTTGCTGTAGCAGATTTGGTTACTTATTATCATAATAATGAGCATAAAATCAATCAAGCGATCGGTTCTAGTTCGAGAGAAGGTCAGGCAAGTACGTCAATTCGTAATAATCCTGGGTTTCCCGATCATATTAAACGAGTTTTAGACTTGTATAGAGGCATTTAATGTCAACTGAGTTTCTATACAAACTTTTAGACGAACAGATAAAAGGGTTTGATAGACTCAATGAAGAAGCTAGAAAAGAACTAGCTACACATACTCATAAGCTCAATATATCTCAGGGAAGCTTACAAAGAGAAATTCTGTCACAAATCCCTAATCGTGGAGAATTATCTACAGAGGGACAAAGAAAGCTAGAAGCACTGGCAAAAGAGTATGCAAAAAAGATAGCTCAGAAGGTTTATTCTCAATACAATAAACCTTTTTATGACGAATGGACTAAAGTAACCGGAAATTTAGCAAACTTTAGTGTAGTAATGGAAGGCAAGGCTTCTGGAGGAAGAGTTGGAAACGTTTTTAGAAGTTTTCAGAAGTCAATAAAAGCACCAAAAAATGAACTAGTAAATAAGATAAATGTAGTTCTAAAAAACGAAGAAAAACAAGAAATAGATAAAGGAAATTTTTTAGACTTAGGGCATAAAGGGGCCACCGCAGTAGCTAATTTTAGAGGCAATGAGACTAAGTTTAGAATATCTGAAAAAATACGCGAAGAAGGTATTTCAGAAAAAGAATTATCAGACTTAGGCTTTACTATGAAACTTACTAAAAAGGATAGTAAGCAAAAGACAGAATTTGAAGTTGGCTTTGAAGGAGCTAATAGAAATAGATCAGAGGGTGCGACAAAGCTAAAGAAAAGAGCAAATAGAACTAAGGCTCAGCTTGAAAAATTAGTAAAAGCTATAAATACAAAGAAAAACTGGGCTGAAAGAAAAGGTTCTGATAGTAGAAAAACTATAGAAGAAAAGAAAATTATTGCTTCTTTTGAGGATAATATAAAAGAAGGAAAAAATTTAAAAAAACTTACAAAAAACAATACAAAGCCTAAGTATTCTAACAAGACTGTTAAGAAAACAAGAAAGAAAAAGACAAAGAAAGGAATAGCAAAAAGAGGTTCAATAGGAGTTATAACTCCTAAAGTTGCTAAAACTCAAGCGGCACAGTCTGCTGTGTCCTTGTTAGCTTTACTGAATCAAAAAATAACACAAACTGTTGCGGGAAATATGAACTATCCTGCACTTAGATATAGAACAGGAAGATTTGCTCGTTCAGTAAAAATAACAGACATTGCTCTTACAGCAAGAGGCTATCCAAGCATAGGGTATACTTATATGAAAAGACCCTATCAAACTTTCGAACCTGGATATAGACAGGGCAGTAAGGACAGAGATCCTCGAAGACTTATTGATAATTCTATAAGAGAGATAGCAGCAAATTTATTAATAGGAAGATTTTATACTAGGAGAGTATAATGGCGGATAGAGACTATACTTCAAGGCGGATGGCAATTGTGACCGCACTTGAGAATAAGTTTAAAGACATAAATGGAAATACGCCATTCAGAACAAACTTAAATAATAATATACTCCCCAGACTTATATTTTGGGATGAGGTAACAGATTTTCCTGCACTTCATGTAAGTGCGGGAGCAGAGACTCGACAGTACCAGGGTGGAGGATATAAAGACAGATTTCTCAGCTTAACCATAAGAGTTTATGTGAACGAAGAGGGCGCTGTCTTTGCATTAGAAAAACTTTTTGAAGACGTAGAAACTGTAATTGAGAATAATTCTCGATTAGAGTATGTAGATCAAGATGGAGTTACTCAATGTACGCATCATATCAGTATTATTAGTATTGACTCTGATGAAGGAGCACTTGACCCTCTTGGTGTTGGCGAGATAATCTGCGAAGTTCGATACTAACCTTATAGGTTAAGATAACAGAGTAATCTGTTTTGGAGAAAGAATATGGCATTACAATTTACCAGAAATGCGAAAGTCTATCTCATTGAGTCTACCGGCGGGGATGCTTGGCAGATTAATGTACTAGATGGATTCAGCTTTTCTCAGAATGTAAACGCTACTGAAATTACGGTGAACGAAGCAGGGGCGACCTCTCGTCGCGCTCGTTTGCTATTTAACGACAGCTTGGCACCAGTAGAATGGAGTTTTAGCACTTACGCAAGACCTTTTAATTTCGTAAGCCCTAGCCCGGATCAAGTTCGTTGCCCTGAAGAAGCTCTTTGGGCAATGGCATTTGGTGCTGATGGTTTTACAGCAGCCAGCGGTGTATTTGATAATAATACAAGCGCAGTAAACGCTGTAAGCGCTACAGAAAATACTTTTAATCTGTCACAATCAAACCTTTCATCTCTTCCAGAAAACTGGGAAGTTATTGTAGCGTTTGAGGACGGTTCAAATACTCAGTATTATAAGATTGATAAGGCAGTTGTAAATTCACTGACTATTGACTTCGATATCGAAGGTATTTGTACTATTCAGTGGTCAGGTTTTGGTAGTGCGCTTACAGATCTCGGTACTACTCTTGCAGGCGCTGATGCTACTAATGTTGCAGCAGCATTGACAAACGGACTTGATGAAAGCTGTGCTATCATTCGTAACCGTATCTCTACTGTAAGCCTGGTGCGTACTGACGTATCCCCAGATGACACTTATAATATTGTACTTACTGGCGGTTCATTTACTATTGAAAATAATATCACTTACCTCACTCCGGAGGAACTCGGTGTAGTAAATCAGCCTTGTGTAAATATTACAGGTGCACGAACAATTACAGGTAACCTTACTTGCTACCTGGATAATGACCAATCTGCTTCAAAGTCTGGCGAACTCTTTGCCGACCTCGTAGCAGATACTACAACCGTACGAAACGTATTCGATATGGCTATCAACATCGGTGGAGAAACCGCTTCTACACCACGATTAGTTCTCGACATGCCTACTGCTCATCTTGAAGTACCAGCAATCAATGTCGAAGATCTGATCACTCTTGATGTTGCCTTCCATGGCCAAGTTTCTAACGGTGATGTTGACCTGACTGACGAAGCAACAATTATTTATAAGGCGTAAGACCTTGTAAAAAATATTACTTGACTTTTTGGTAGTAGTTAGGTATAATTTAAAAAATCGGGGGAGATCTTCTCCCCCGTTTTCTCTTGCTAGTTTATTCGGATTATTGTCCTGAAGAAACAGAGGAGAAATCCTTCCGTGCATAACTTTGGGATTAAATGCACTAAAATTAATATGGAGATTACATGAAACTTGATGACTTAATGGTGGATAGTAAATCCGCTTGGGTTGAGTATCCCGATTGTCCGGGATTTGAGGTCGAGGTAGCAAATCTTTCTAGAAAAGAACTATTAAAGTTAAAGAAAGAATGTACTACTCATAAGATGGGCCGTAGCACTCGTCAAATGGAAGAGATTCTGGACGAGCAAAAATTTGTAAAAGCATTTACAAAGGCAATCATAAAAAATTGGAAAGGTTTAACTCTTGGGTATTTAGAGACTCTTATTCTCATTGATGTAGGAGACAATCCTTTAGATACTGAACTACCTTTTGACTTAGAAAATGCGGAGCGTCTAGTTGAGAATTCTGCCGAATTTGATCAGTGGATCAATGAGGTAGCATTTGATCTAGACACGTTTCGGACAAGAGCAGACTGAACTACTTTGGAAGCGTCTAGATGACTGGCTAGAGGCTGAAGATAGTAAAATAACTAAAAGTAAGTATTTAGCTATGCAGGAGCAGCTTGGTAGAGAGCCTGATCCTGCTAAATGCCCTCCAGGGGACGATGATTTTCCAGAAATTGTAGCGATAGCTATAAGTATATTTCATATGCTCGGAAATAGAGTATACCCAGAAATAGGCTACATGGGAAAAGATTATACAAATTTACCAATTTATTTAGATCTTTACGATGTAGATAATACTGAACTTGTTCTTCAGATATTATCAAGACTTGATGCTCATACTATAACTAAATCTCAAGAGAGAATACAGAGAGAGCACAAGAAAATGAAGAGAAAAACTAGTGGCTAAAAGTGACGTCCTCCTAACCATTGTAGCGGAAGGCAAAAACATAAAGATTGTGCAAGGTCAAGTTGAGAAACTTGCAAAATCTACAACTAAAGCAGGAAAAACTTCAGAAAATCTTGGGAAATCCGCAGGAACTGCGGATAGAAACCTAAAAGGAGCTGCTAAGGCTTCTGCTAATGCTACTAAAAACTTTTCTAAGATGTCTCAGGGCATTGGAGGCACTCTTGTACCCGCATATGCCACTCTCGCAGCAAACGTATTCGCCGTTAGTGCCGCTTTTAACTTCTTTAGAAGGCAAGCAGATTTAGCTATATTAGAAAAGAGCCAGTTAAGCTTTGCTCAAAGCACTGGCATAGCTATGAAAACTGTTGCGAGAGATGTTCAGTTAGCTAGTGGCTCGATGTTGACATTCAGACAGGCCTCAGAAGCAGCAGCTATTGGATTAGCGAAAGGATTTAGTCCTGATCAATTAAACGAGTTAGCAGAGGGAGCAAGAAAAGTATCTTCTGCACTTGGTAGAGACTTTGAAGACTCTTTTAATAGACTGTTAAGAGGTGTTTCAAAAGCCGAACCAGAACTCTTGGACGAACTAGGTATCACTCTAAGGCTCAAGAATGCCACTGAGCAGTATTCAGCAGCTCTAGGTAAGAACGTAGACCAACTCACAGAATTTGAAAGAAGCCAAGCCGTATTATTAGAAGTACAAAGACAACTCAACCAGCAGTTTGGTTCTCAAGAACTGCAATCTAATCCTTTTATCAAGCTATCGGTAACTTTCGATAAGCTCGTAAAAGACATCTCCCAAAAGTTTTTACCCATAGTATCTTCTCTAGCTGAAGTTATTAATAGATCTGCGGGTGCTGCTATTGCTGCTTTCGGTCTTTTTGGCTTATCAATATTAAAAGCAATTGTTCCTTTTGGTAAATTTAATGAAAAAATTGATGAATGGTCAGCGGGCCAAAGAGAAGCGTATGATGATGCAAAGAATAGAGTAGAAAGCTATAAGAAAAAAATTAGTGAAGCAACATTAAGTGTAGAGCAACTAGTTAAAAGAGAGGATGAAAGAAGAAAGAAAATAGCTGGCGGCATTGTTGATAGAGGTTCGGAGTCTCCTATACTTAAAAGAATTAAGGATGGAGAAAAATTACGTGCATCTGATGAAGCTAATTTACGAAAAGCATTTAAGTCAGCAGAGCGTCAATATGAAGAAAATGGAAAAATTACTACAGGTATTTTTAAAGGACAGGCTATAAGAAGAGTTAAACTGTTAAAAGAGTCATTGGAAAAGAAAAACAATCTTACAATCTCTTGGAGGCAGAAAACTGCTAACCAGTTCAAGCTTGTAGGATTAGGCTTTCAAAAATTTACTGCGGGTATAAAATTACGTTGGTCTCAAACAATGACTGGGCTTGCTAAAACGGCATCTGTTGCTGGAGCGGCTATAAATAAAGCAGTAAGCATCATTGGCTTCATAGGAACTATTACCCTTCTTGTAGAAGCTTTTAAGCAACTTCAGGCAAATGCATTTAACTTTTTAACAGCTATTGTCAAAGGGATAGAAGCAATAGTAAATAAAACTCTAAGTCTTATAAGAGTTCCCTTAGCTTCTCTCTTAAGAGGACTCGGAGATATACAAAAAGTAATAGGAGAGTTTGCTGATTATGTTGCCCAAACATTTATAAGTTTAGCCCAAAAAGTACTCATAGCACTTAACTCTAGCGGTTTATTTGACCTAAACGAAACCCTTATAGAATTAGAACAGGCCAAAATAGGCTTTGATTTAGACAATAATCTTCAAAATAGTCTACAAAATTTAGGTGACGCACTGTTTGAAAATACGGAGTATGCAATTGACCTTCAGAGTGCTTTAGAGGGAGATGGACTATTAGGTACTTTTGCCAATTGGACAATGGTTCTTCAAAGTAATACACAAGCCACGTTAGCTGCGGAAGAAGCAAATAAACAATTCGCAGACTCTTTATCCACAGTAAAAGAAGACTTGGAAGCAATCCAAGGAGGCTTTAGTTTTGAAGATACTGGTGTAGAGAGAACACTTAGAGAGCTTCAAGCCTATCAGTCCTTACCTCTAGCAAGACTATTAGAAGATGCAGTAAAGCTCGGAAAAACTAGCGATGTCTTAGAGTTATTAGGAAATACTAGTCTCCCCCTTGTATCGAGAGCTTTAGAAGAAGCCGGGGACGACGTAGGATCACTAATACAAAAACTTCAAGAACTACAAGAAACGTCTTCAGAAGCTATTAGTTTTAATGCTAGTTTGGATAACTCTATAGTAGCATTAAAAGAAGCACTCTTGAGCCCAGATCTATTTAATTTAGCAACGGCTTTAGAGAATGCGGATGTTGCTGCTCAAGCAGTTGTTAGAACATTTGGAGAACTAGAAGGCCAAGAAAATGCTTTTGAAAAATTAAATGAAGCCGTACAAGGCGGAGACTTTGTAGCTCTTAAGAACAGAATTGATGGATTAATAGAGTCTCAACAAAAACTAGCTCTTTCTAGAATCGCTCTTCAAGAGGCTACAGATAAATCTGTGATGGCGGGAACCCTTCTATCTCAAGAAATTAATAGACAGATTCAAGCTGAAAGCGCATTGCTAGACGTAAGACAAAAGCAATTAGAGATAGAAAACTTATTGATTGCGATAGAAGAAGCAAAATTAAATCCTGCCTTAGAAGCTCAGAAAAAGTTAGAACTAGAGCGGGCAAGAGCGGAACTAACAAGACTAGAAAATCTTCAGAGGCAAAAAGAAGAACAAATTAGTGATCTTGGTAGATTGACTGCAACATTTAGAGATAATTTTCAAACTGGAATAGCTTCTGCCTTTGACTCTGTTATTCAAGGAACCATGAGCGTAAAAGATGCTTTTGCAAATATGGCGACAAATATATTGAAGTCACTTTCTAAAGTTATTGCTGAGATGCTTACAATTCGCATTCTTCAAGCAGCGATCTCAGGTCTACCGACTTCTGCGTCTACTAGTAATGCTATTTTAGACCAATCACAAAACTTTAATACAGCCCTGCTACCTGCACCTGCACCACCATCAGTTAGAATGGGAGGTGTAGTAAGTAACGGTAAAACTGTACCAAGCTATTCTTCCGGCGGTGTTGCTTCAGGAAGCACTTCGGGCTATCCAGCCATTTTACATGGTACGGAAGCCGTCGTCCCGCTCCCTAACGGAAGGTCTATTCCTGTAGAAATGATGGGAGGCTCAAGTCAACAGAATAATGTTACAGTAAATGTAGCTATTGATAATCAAGGTAATGCTACTACCGATACTTCCCAGCAGGGGCCAAATATTGGAAACATTATTGCACAAGCAGTACAAAAAGAACTTCAGAATCAAAAGAGAGCAGGCGGAATACTTAGTCCGTATGGAGTAGCATAATGGCGATCGGATTTACAACTTCAGCACCATATGGAAGCAGGGATATAAAACCAGACCGTTCTTTAGCTAAAAGAAGTAATCCCAAAGTTCTTACTGCTCGTTTTGGCGATGGATATGAACAAAGAGCGATTGATGGCATAAATAGCGTAGCTGAGACTTTCAACATATCCTTCGTCAATCGGCCATCCGCCGAAGCGGATGATATAGTAGGCTACTTCGAGTCTCTCGGTGGCGCAACCTCCTTTAATTATACAATTAGTGATACGAATGAGTCACCTCCCGAAAGAACGCTCAAAGTAGTATGCGAGACCTGGAATATGGTCTATACTCAGAACGACTGCCATACAGTTACAGCAACCTTTAGAAGAGTTTACGAAGCATGACAGATTTAATAGATGTAGTTCAACTTCATGAGATAGGTGGAATACTATACTTCTATGAAATTGAACTCTCAGGAGGAACCATATATCTGCACCCAGGAGTCGACGAGACTCTTGCAGATCTTGTGTTTGATGGAAATACTTACTCAGCATTTCCAATTGAAGTTACTGGCCTTGAGATAAATGCTGACGGAGCTATCAACCGCCCCGAGATGACTGTAGCGAATGTACTTTCTACTTGGTCAGATTCTCTTGGCGGGCTTCAAAACAAAGACCTTATTGGTACAAAAGTTACTGTTCGTAGCACTCTTGAGCAGCATCTCTCTACAAGCCCAACTGTCGAGTTTCCCAAAAAGATTTACTATATAGACAGAATCTCAGCAGAAACCGCTGTCTCCGTATCTTTTGAACTCGCTGCACCCTTTGATGTTACAGGTATCACAATTCCAGGTAGAACTGTAGTTGGAAAATACTGCTCTTGGGTATATCAGGGATACGATAGGTCAGATGTCGGTGGATGTACCTGGAGAGTAAACAGCCAGATTAATATAGACGGTACCGATTATAAAGCATATTTTACAGATGGGGATGTGCCAATTATTCCTTCTGGTGATACACTCACAATTCCTTACGAAACTTACACAGTATATTCCGCAGCTACAGCTTATGCTGTAGACGACTATGTAGAATATGATAACACTGTATGGAAGTGTGTACGCGCAGGAACAGGAAATACTCCAGACCCAGACTCTCGCTTTTGGGTTCGTGGAGATGTCTGCGGTAAGAAACTTTCTTCTTGTAAAGCAAGATTTCAGTTTCGACCAGACATAAATGGAAATGCCGATGTAGATGGCGGCGCACAAAGACATATGACAACCGAACCCTTGCCTTTTGGAGCATTCCCAGGCAGCAGGAAGTTTAGATGATCGAAGAGATACAGGAGCACTTTGACAAGTGGTATCCAAAAGAAGCGTGTGGCATAATTGGAATAGTAAAAGGAAAGAAAGAGTGGTTTCCTTGTGACAATCTTGCCGAAGACTACGAAGACTTCATACTTGACCCAAAGCAGTATAATGAAATTAGAAAAAGAGCTGACATATTCGCTATTGTTCATAACCATCCTGGCGGATCTTCTGATCCTAGTAGCAATGATATCAAACATTGTAACATACTAGGAATACCATACTGGATATTTTCTTATCCTGGTATGGACTTAAATATTGTGGAGCCTGAAGAGGTACTGAATCCTCTTATAGGCAGAGAGTATGAGTTCGGTGTCACAGACTGCCTAGAGGCAGCAAGAGATTACTACAAGCATTACTTTAATATAGATTTGAGAGAACGTGCCCCATATCTCGATGATTGGTGGGAAAAAGGGCACAATTATTTTACAGACGAGCATATAGCTGAGTGGGGCTTTAGAAAAGTAGAAGATGACCCACAGCCACAAGACTTACTAATTTTTACAATGGGAGCAGATGTTCCTAATCACTGCGGAGTTTTTATTGGTGATGATGTGATGTTTCATCATGCAGTAAATCGACTATCTTGCAGAGAAAGTTTATACCCTTTATGGATAAAGTACTTAACCGGAATTTACAGATATGAACCGTAAAATATTTTTAGACGGACACTTAGGCAAAGAGATTACTCCAGTACTGGACTTCTGTGGCGATAGCGTTGCAGAAGCGTTCCGTTGTATTCAGGCAAACTATCCTGATTTTAGAAAATATTTAATTGAAGCCCATGAACAAGATATAGGATTCTCTGTAGAGATACAGGGACGAATGCTTGAAGACCCTCGTGAATGTCTGTTGCCTTTTCGAGAAGGTGATATTATCATTACTCCTGTCATCGGAGGTTCAAAGTCTGGTGGGGCAAAGATTCTTACCGCAGTAGCAATTGCAGCTCTATTAGTAGTGTCTGCAGGAGGCTCGGGTGCATTAAACGCCTTTTTCTTCAACACTACGGCCGCTGGAGCCCAGACACTAAGTACCTATGGTCTAGTAGCCGCAGGTATTGCGACTAACTTAGCATTAACTGGTATTCAGCAGCTTATGGCCCCTGACCCCTCTGTGGACTCAGACCCAGAAGAAAGCTACCTTTTTAATGGTGGACAAAGAAACGTTTCCGAAGGTGACCCAGTACCTGTTCTTTACGGCGAACTTCGCGTACCTGGAATGCCTGTCTCTCTCAATATTGATCAAGACGATTATAAGTCTGGTTCTGACATAGCGGCTGTTAATGCTTGGGTAGATGCAGAGGGAAATATAACTGACGCAGCCGAAAACGAGGCATACGATGCAAATGTTCCGTCTAGTGATTCTTCGGGTGGGTTAGAGAATATTAATGATCCTGGACAGGGCGTCGATATTGACTCCGCTTCTGAGTTTAATAATGTAAAATCAAATGCTCAGTATATTACAGCAGTCGACATTATTTCAGAGGGGCCAATTTACGGACTTGTAAACGGCACTTCGTCTGTATATTTTGATGATAAGCCATTAGCAGATGCTTCTGATAGTCCTGTGTATGCAAGTGCAACTTCAGCAGACTTTACTTTTAATGGAACCACTACAGTAACTTCAGCAAATGTTCCTTCCAATTTAGATTTTGGTGACTTCACAGAAAAAAGATACCTTACAGCGGTAGGCGGCGAAACAGGCACTACTAGCAGTGTAGCAATAACATCCGGCTGGCCAAATAAAAGCAGGCTTACAGT